CTAACCGCTATTAGCCAGCATAAACCGCCGCATAACGATGGCCCTCACTGGGCCATCCACGCAAACAGCAACGCCGAAGGGCGCGCTGCATAACGCGCCCACACAGGGAGGAAACCACCATGAACGCACGCAACACCTGGGCCGACACCATGCCGCCCGAAGAAATCCACGCGCTACGCCACCCGATGCCGCACCCGCGGCCCGACATGACCGTCGAGCGCCTGAAGGCCAACATGGCCGACATCGAACGCGAGGCGCAAGCCATGACCGACGACGTGAGCCACATCATGGGGTCGACGTTCGATCGCCCGATTCGCGAGCCGCGCGCCGTGCAGATCAAGCGCAATCCGCACGACCGAATCGGCGTCGCCCTGCTGCTGGCCGGCAGCTTCCTGGGCGGCTACGCCTTCGGGCTGGCGCTGGTTGGCCTGCAGAACCTGCAGTGGGGTGTCGCATGAGCGCGGCTGTCGTGTTCCTGGGCGGCGTGATGGCCGGCGCATGCCTGGGCGTCGTGCTGATGGCCGCGCTCTACATGCTGCGCAACCCTGACGACAAAGGCGGCAACGAATGAAAGTCGCCTGCATCGACTGCGTGCACCTGTCTGGCAAGAACACGCCGCGCGAGTTCATCAAGCTGCGCCTGCTTCGCTGCAAGAAGGCGCCACCGAATCAGTTCTTCTCGCCGATCTACCAGCGCGAGTGCCTGAAGTTCGCGCCAGTCTCTGCCGCCGAGTCGAAAGCGCGACGCGAGTGGCTCAACAAGGGCCACTCTGACGCACAATCGACAGCCAGCAACGCAGAAACGAAACACAGCAGCACCGCAACACCATGCAGCACATCGAGCACGAACACCAGGTCGCCCTGATTCGATGGGCCGCACAGGTGCACATCCCGGCCGGCAGTGACATCAAGCCAGGCGCCCGCGTCGTCGATTACCTGCTGGCAATCCCGAACGGTGGCAAGCGATCAGGCCCGCGCGAAGGTGCACGCCTGAAAGCCGAAGGCGTAAAGCCTGGCGTGTCCGACCTGCTGCTGCCGCTTCGCCGCGGCGGCTGCGCTGGTCTATGGCTGGAAATGAAAGCGCCAGGCAAGAAGCCGAACCCAGTGCAGCGCGAATGGATCGAGCGCATGGCCATGGCCGGCTATCACGCGACCTGGTGCGACGACTGGCAGAAAGCCGCGCACGTCATCACGCAATACCTGGCCGGCGCTCTGCCGCCGCAACACTGAAGGACCGCAAATGCAGAAAGTTGTCGCTGATCTTTCCGAGGTGCTGGGATGGGCCGACGCCATCCAGATCGTTCGCAAGTGGGGTGGGCGTGACCTGAACGTGCCCAAGACACTGCAGCACGGCGACGCGCTGGCGCTGGCCCTTGGCTACGACGCCGCAATGCGCCTGGTGCGTACCTTCGGCGGCGAGCGCCTGCAGCTGCCCAGCGAGCGAAACGCCCTGCTGGACATGCGAAACGAGGCGATCGCATCGGAGCGCGCCGGCGGCGACACGCTTGAGGCGATCGCGCTGCGCTACGGGCTGACGCGCCAGGCGGTCGGCTACATCGTCAAGAAGATGGCCGGAAACACAAGCGAAAGCATTTGCGGTGCCTCGGATGCGCCGCAAACGACACAATCTGGCGCAACTATTTGACACAAAGCAGCACCATGAAACAACTGTCCGTGCGAGGGGAAGACCTGATCAAGGGTTTCGAGCAGCTGCGGCTGAACGCCTACGCCGACCAGGCCGGTGTCTGGACGATCGGCTGGGGTCACACCGCCGGCGTGCACAAGGGCATGACCTGCACGCGCCAGCAGGCGCAGGAGTGGTTCGACAGCGACAACGACGACGCTGAAGTCACCGTGAACAGCCTGGACCGCCTGCGCGCGCACCCGCTGACGCAGCCGCAGTTCGACGCACTGGTGTCGTTTGAATTCAACACCGGCGCGCTGTCCAACCGCCGCAATGGTGTCACCCGCGCTGTGATCGAGTGCCGCGACAACGACGTCGACGACGAAATGCTGCGATGGAACAAGATCACCGACCCGGCCACGAAAAAGAAGATCGTCAGCAACGGACTGAAGCGCCGCCGCCTGGCTGAAGCCAAAATGTGGTCGGCCGGTTTCGCGTCTGGCGGTCCGGTCGAAGCGAAGGATCTGGCTCTTGACGTTGATGCCACGTCGACACCCGTCGCCCCGCCGACACCCGCGCAGCAGGCCGTCGCATCGCCTGGCGTGCAAGGCAGCTCTGTCGCCACCGTGTCGGCCGTGCTGGCAACCGCCACCGAGCAGATCCAGCCGCTGACCAGCTACAGCGACACCCTGCGAATCGTTTTTGTCGTGCTGGCGCTGGCCGGCGTCGCGTTCGCCATCCGTGGCGCCATGAAGTCTAAAGGCGGCGCAGCATGAGCGAGTGGAAGGCACCCGAGCTGATCGGGGCAGGCCTGGCGGCAATCGCCGCCATTGCTGTTTCGTTCAAGAAGATGGCGGCCGGCTGGTCGTCGGACAGCGCACACACCGAGGTCATCGACATGCTGCGCACCGAAGTGAACCGGCTGTCGACGCAGAACGCGACCATGGCCGAGAAGCTGAACGCGCTGCAGACAGAGCTGATCAAGCTTAACGGCGAGCTGGCGCGCATGACCATCGAGAACAACCAGCTACACGCCGAGGTCGCCCGCCTTACGCACGAGGTCACGCGCCTGCAAAACGTCATGCCAGGGGGCGCGCCATGACCTACGCGAACGCGCTGCGCGTGATCCTGGGCCTGGCGATCGTGCTGCTGATCAGCCTGGGCGCGAACGCGCTGCAGTGGTCGGCCTACCAGACCCAGCGCGACAAGGCGACCGCCGCCATCGAGCAGCGTGACGCCGCCGCCGGTGCTGCCCAGGCCTGCAGCGCCGCGACCGACGAACTGCGCACCCAGGCCGAACGCCAGGCCGCACAAGCCCAGGCCGCGATCGACAAGGCCCGCAAGGAAGCCCGCAGCGCGAACGCCCGCGCCGACGCCGAGCGAAACCGACGCCCGGCCGTGCCAGGTGATGCGTGCGCCAGCGCACAGGTCGAGACACGCGAATGGCTGGAACGCCGCAAGGGGCCGCAATGATCTGGAACGCCGAGCTGATGCTTCGCCTGTGGTGGTTCATCGTTTTCGGCCGTGTGGACGAAGCACCACGCAGAAAGTCCGACGAATGACACGCATCATTTTGATGACCATGGCCGCCGCCCTGCTGGCCGGCTGCGAAACGACCGCCCGCCTGGTCACTGTGAACGTGCCCGTCGCGATCGCGTGCCAGATCGGCGAACCCGCCCGCCCGATGATGGACACAGAAGGCCTGCCGCTTGACGCATCCGTCGACGTGCAGGCCCGCGCCATGCGCGCCGAAATCGAGCGCCGCGAAGGCTACGAAGGCGAGCTGCGCGCCGCGCTGGGCGCCTGCCGGAAGATCAAGGCCGCGCCATGAAATCGGCGAAGTCTGTCAAGGCCACCAAGGACACCGAGCTGACCGACAAGCAGGCTCAGTTCTGCGCCGAATACCTGGTCGACCTGAACGCAACGCAGGCCGCGATCCGCGCTGGCTACAGCCCGAAAACCGCCCGCGTCACCGCCCAGGGGCTGCTGACAAAGCCGCATGTCGAAGAACGCCTGCGCGTGCTCATGACCGAGCGCGCCACGCGCACCCAGGTGACAGCCGACCGCGTGATCAGCGAGGTCGCGCGCATTGGCTTCGCCGACATCCGGTCGCTGTTCAGCGCCGACGGGTCGCTGTTGCCCGTCAGCGAATGGCCCGAAGGCATCGCCGCGGCCGTCGCATCGGTCGAGGTCGACGCGCTGTTCGAAGGCTACGGCGAGGAACGCAAGCAGATCGGCGTCACGCAGAAAGTGAAGTTGTGGGACAAGCCGAAGTCGCTGGAAATGCTGGGCCGACACCTGAAGCTGTGGGTCGAGCGGCACGAACACACCGGCCCGAACGGCGGCCCGATCGAAACGCGCAACGACGGCATAGACCTGTCGCAGCTGACCGACGACGAGCTGCAGCAATTGGAGGCTCTGCGACATGCTGCCGACAGCCGACGCGCTGGCTGTTGAGTTTGCGCGCCGGCGCCTTGATCGCTTCGTCCCGTACATGGACGACGCGCTGGTGCCCGCGCATCACCATCGGCTGCTAATCGAGCAACTGCACAAGGTCGACCGCGGCGAGGTCAAGCGCCTGATGGTGTTCTGGCCGCCAGGTCATGCGAAATCGAAGTATTCGTCGGAGTACGGCCCGGCCTGGTGGATCGGGCGCAACAAGCGCAAGACCATCATTCACGCCAGTTACGGCACCGACTTCGCCGAACGCTTCGGCCGCAAGATCCGCAACATCGTGCGAACGCCAGAGTTCGAACGGGTCTTCGGCGTCACGCTGGCAGCTGACAGCCGCGCCGCGGGTGAGTGGGAAACCGTCGACGGTGGCGAATACAAGGCCGCAGGCGTGGGCGCTGGCATCACCGGCCGCCGCGCCGACCTGGGCCTGATCGACGACCCGGTCAAGTCGCGCAAGGAAGCCGACAGCCCGACATACAGGCAAAACGCCTGGGAATGGTACTTAGCCGACTTCCGCACCCGCCTGAAGCCTGGCGGAGCCGTGGTGATCATTCAAACCCGATGGCACGAGGACGACCTATCTGGCCGCATCCTGCCGAAGGACTACGACGGCCGCAGCGGCTGGGTGACGGCCCGCGACGGCGAGCAATGGTTCGTTCTGAACTTCCCGGCGATCTGCGAGCGCACCGACGACGGCACCGGCCGCCAGATCGGCGAGGCGCTTTGGCCTGGGTACATCGACCTGCAGATGCTGCTGCAGCTGAAGGCGACCCAGGGTTCGCGCAATTGGGATTCGCTGTATCAGCAGCGGCCACGCCCTAGCGACGGCGGCATCTTCAAGGAACCATGGCTGCGCCGTTACGGTGCCATGCCGGCCGCCGCCGACGTGTGCGTGCACAGCTGGGACACCGCGCAAAAGCCCGGCGAGCTGAACGACCCGAGCGTGATGACGGCCTGGCGCTTCGGCCGCAGCGTGCCCGGCTATCACCTGGCTGACGTGTTCCGCGATCGCGTCGACTACCCGACCCTGAAACGCAAGGTCGTCGCCTTCGCCGAGCGCGACAAGCCCGCGGCCATCCTGATCGAAGACAAGTCGTCGGGCCAGTCGCTGATCCAAGAACTTCGCAACACGACGACCCTGCCGATCATCGCGATCGAGCCGCTGGGCGACAAGATTTTCCGCGCGAACGAGGTGTCGGCCATGGTCGAGGCCGGCCTGATGCTGCTGCCCGAGCCTGGCGAGCTGGTCAACAGCGACGGCGGGTCGCTGCGTCATCCGTGGCTGGTCGACTACGAAGGCGAGCTGTTCGGCTTCCCGCTTGTCAGCAACGACGACCAGGTCGACAGCACGACGCAGTTTCTAAAATGGGTCAGAACGTGGTCGGGACGCATAGAATCACACGCAGCAGGAATGACGCGCGCGGCCGTGACCGACTCAGCCGCCAGCACCACGCAAACGACCAAGGGTTTCGGTTCGGTGAGCCGGGGCGCTGATATGTCTGGATTTTGAGAGGGCACACCATGGCAACACAACGGCCAAACCTGGGCGAACTGGCAGCACCACAAGACCCGCGCGCACCGATTCGTTCACGCATCGGCGGGCAGGTTTCACCATTCACCACGCTGCTGCACACCAGCGACAGCGTGCTGCAGTCAAAGGGCGGCATCGAGAACCTGAAGGTGTACCGCGAACTGCTGCGCGACGACCAGGTGTCGGCCGTGTGGGATCAGCGGCGCCTGTCGCTGACGTCGTGCGAGACCATCGTCGAGCCTGGCGGCGAAGATCCGCTGTCGCAGGAAGCCGCCGCGGCGCTGGACGAGGAACTGAAGGCAATCGCCTGGGACGACATCACGGACAAAATGCTGTTCAGCCGCTTCTACGGCTGGGGCGTGGCCGAAATCATGTGGCGCCCGAACGGCAACCGCGTCAGCTTCGCCAGCATCAAGGTGCGCGACCGGGCGCGCTTTCGCTTCGACATCGACCGCAATCTGTACCTGTGGACACACGGCGGCGGCTGGGCGCTGATGCCCGACCGCAAGTTCTGGACGATCACAACCGGCGCCGACAACCACGACGAACCCTATGGCCTGGGCCTGGCGCATTCGCTCTACTGGCCTGTGTTCTTCAAGCGCAACGACGTCAAGTTCTGGCTGATGTTCCTTGAGAAATTCGGGATGCCGACGGCCATGGCAAAGGTGCCGGCCGGGCAGATCGACAACCCCGACACGGTGCAAAAGGCGATCGAAATGCTTCAGCAGATCGCCACCGACGCCGGTGTCGTCGTGCCCGATAACGTGGTCGTGGAGCTGCTGGAAGCGTCGCGCAGCGGGTCGGCCGATTACGCCGGGATGCACGACGCCATGAACGCGGC